ATGTCCCATTACCAGCCTCCGCGACAGAGGCTATGCCAGACCTGTCTCCAAAAGAAGAGTTGGAGATGCGGGCTAGGACGGTAAAGCTGATTTCTGACCTATCGGGTAAACCCTTAGAACCGGGTCAAGAGCATAAAGATCAGGCTAAAGACATAGTACAAACCCTAATGTCTCAGCCTCAAAATGCGGTAAATTTAGCCCAATATCCCAACGAAACCGTTGCTTATTTGGCTGGAATGGTGGCCCAACACGACGTTATGGTCGTAAAAGAGCTGGCTGACCTCAAAAAATACGTAGTAAATAAGCTAGTTGCTGAGACAGAACACCCAGATGCCAAGATTCGACTAACAGCACTGCGTTCTTTAGGTGAAGTTGATGGCGTGGATGCATTCAAGAAGCGTTCCGAGGTCACCCATAAGCAACAATCTATTGAAGAAGTCGAGAAAGAGCTCCTCGAGACCCTCGCTAAGTTGGAAAAACGCACGATTGACGTGGAAGTTATAGAAATCAAGCATGAAAATAACACCACAACAGATTGAAAAGCTAAAAAGTCTGCTGCCAACAGCGTTACCAGACGAGAAACGCAAGATTTTAGAGCTAATTAAGGTCTGGGACAGTGAATCTGTGCAGACTGTAGGTAAAGATTCACTGTTGGAGTTCGCTGACCATGTATATCCCGGTTACAAGGTGGGTCCGCACCATCGTCGGCTCGCTAAAATCTTTGAAGACATCGCCAACGGAAAGAAAAAGCGTGTCATCGTTAATATTGCGCCTCGACATGGCAAGTCTGAGCTCATTTCCTATCTTGCGCCAGCGTGGTTTTTGGGCAAATTCCCCCATAAGAAAGTCATCATGGCATCTCACACTGCTGATTTGGCAGTTAACTTTGGTCGCAGAGTGCGTAACCTTGTGGGTTCGGATAACTACAAGGACATTTTTCCGCAGGTAGAACTGCAATCTGACTCTAAGTCAGCATCAAGATGGGGGACTAATTTCAATGGCGAATATTTTGCTATCGGTGTCGGCGGTGCTCTTGCTGGGCGTGGCGCAGATTTGTTTATTATTGACGACCCTCATAGCGAACAGGAAGCTAAAACTGGGCGGCCTGATGTCTTTCTTCCTGCTTGGGAGTGGTTTCAGTCTGGTCCTATTCAGCGACTTATGCCTGGTGGCGCTATTATCATCGTTATGACTAGATGGTCCAAACTGGACCTAACTGGACAAATACTGAGCCAGATGGAGCGCGAAGAGGACGTTGACCCGTGGGAAGTGGTCGAGTTTCCAGCTATCCTGAACGATAAGCCACTATGGAGTGAGTTCTGGACTATCGAGGAATTGCTATCCAAAAAAGCTGGTATGGACGTGCGGTATTGGGAAGCCCAGTACATGCAAAACCCTGTATCAGAACAAGGCGCACTAATAAAGAAGGAGTGGTGGCAGATTTGGGACAAGGAGGACGCCCCAAACTGCGAGTTCATCATCATGAGTCTGGACGCGGCGCAAGAAGCCAACACCCGTGCTGACTACAACGCCTTGACTACATGGGGGGTCTTCTTCAACGAGGAGACCAACAACCACAGCATCATCTTGCTCAATGCTATTAAGAAACGCATGGAGTACCCAGACTTGAAGAAGCTCGTACTAGAAGAGTACAAGGAGTGGAACCCAGATGCGTTCATGGTAGAGAAGAAGTCCAACGGCTCTGTGCTTTATCAAGAGTTCAGACGCATGGGGATACCCGTGGGGGAGTTCACTCCGGGTAAGGGACAAGATAAGGTAGCGCGTGTGAATGCAGTCTCATCACTGTTTCAAGGCGGGATTGTCTATGCACCAGATCGCAGGTGGGCTAAAGAAGTTATTGAGGAATGCAATGACTTCCCGTCCGGAGCTAACGACGACTTAGTGGACTCCACTACCCTCGCGCTGTTAAGATTCAGGAATGGTGGATTCATTAGGCTCGAGACTGATGAGCCTGAAGACATCACATGGTTTAAAGGTCGCCGCGCCAAAGAGCGGTTCTACACTGTCTAAGGATTACACATGGCAACGAACATGATGGACAAAGGTTTGTATCAAGCACCTATGGGACTTGCTGATATGGTGGATGAAGCTCCTATGGAGATTGAGATCGAAGACCCTGAGTCTGTAGATATTCATGCAGGCGATATTGAGATTCAGATTAAACCTGAAAAAGAAACAGCAGAAGAGTTCGATGCTAACTTAGCTGAGTACATGGACGATGGCGACTTATCTGGTATTGCGGAAGACTTGGTAGGTGAGTTTGACAAAGACACGATGGACCGCAAGGACTGGATCAAGACTTATGTCGACGGTCTGAAGTTGCTGGGTTTGAATTACGAAGAGAGAACCGAACCTTGGCAGGGCGCGTGTGGTGTGTTCCATCCGATGCTAACTGAGTCAGTTGTCCGGTTTCAATCAGAGGCCATGATGGAGACATTTCCAGCACAAGGTCCTGTTAAGACCCAGATTGTTGGCGCTATAAATAAGTTACGTGAAGAAGCCGCAGAGCGCGTGCGTGACGACATGAACTATCAGCTCACAGATGTGATGACTGAATACAGACCTGAACACGAGAAGATGCTGTGGTCATTGCCACTAGCAGGTTCAGCGTTTAAGAAAATTTACTACGACCCCAACAAGGGGCGTCAGGTGGCGGTGTTTATCCCAGCAGAAGACATCGTCGTGCCGTACGGCAGCTCGAACATTGAGGACGCAGAGCGTGTAACTCACGTTATGCGCAAGACAGAGCAAGAGGTTATTCGTCTACAAGAAGCAGGGTTCTATGCAGATGTTGATCTTGGCGAGCCAGGCTATGAGTTAGACGACATCGAGAAGCAGAAGGCCGAAGAGACAGGGATGAACGCGACACAAGATGATCGCTTCCGTATCCTTGAGATGCACGTCAACTTAGACCTAAAAGGGTTTGAGCACACAGATAAAAAAGGTCGTGAGACTGGGATTGCTCTACCGTATGTGGTTACCATAGAGAAAGCATCCCGCACTATCCTTGCTATCAGGAGAAATTGGTATGAAGACGACGTCCTGCACACAAAGCGACAACACTTTGTCCACTACCAATACATCCCCGGTTTTGGCTTCTATGGTTACGGCCTTATCCACCTTATCGGAGGCTACGCTAAATCAGCAACGATGCTCATCCGCCAACTTGTTGACGCGGGCACTCTATCTAATCTCCCCGGAGGACTTAAATCAAGAGGACTTCGGATTAAAGGTGATGACACACCGATCCAGCCCGGGGAATTTAGGGACGTAGATGTCCCAAGCGGCTCCATCCGTGACAACATATTACCACTTCCATACAAGGAACCAAGCCAAGTATTGATGGCGTTGTTTCAGCAGATAGTCCAAGAGGGCCGCGCATTCGCTTCATCTGGCGATATGAATGTTTCAGACATGAGCAACGAGGCTCCTGTAGGTACGACATTAGCCATCTTAGAGCGCACTCTTAAAGTAGTTACTGCAGTGCAAGCCCGTCTGCACTACACGATGAAGCAAGAGTTCAAGCTACTCAAGGTCATCATTGCGGATTACACTCCAGAGGAATACGACTATGAGCCTGAAGATGCTAATCGTAAGGCTAAGAAGTCGGACTATGACTCAACAGACGTCATTCCAGTCAGTGATCCTAATGCGGCGACTATGGCGCAGAAGATCGTTACGTATCAGGCCGTGTTGCAACTTGCTCAACAAGCACCGCAGTTGTATGACTTAGCGCTATTACATCGTCAGATGATTGAAGTTTTAGGCGTAAAAAACGCTGACAAGCTAGTCAAGACTGAAGAAGACGCGCAGCCTACAGACCCCATACAAGAGAACCAAGACATTCTTACCAACAAGCCTGTCAAAGCGTTCATGGAGCAAAACCACGAGGCACACATTAAAGTGCATCTATCTGCAATCCAAGACCCTAAGATTCAGCAGTTAATGCAGATGAACCCACAGGCTCAAGTGATTATGTCAGCGGCTATGGCTCACATCAACGAGCACATTGGGTTTGAGTACCGTCGCAAGATGGAGGAAGCTATGGGTATGGTGTTGCCCGGCAAAGATGAGGAGACAGATAAGCCTCAACGAGTGCCACAAGAGATGGCAGATCAGATTGCTATCAAGGCAGCACAAGCCTCACAACAGTTGTTACAGCAGAACCAGCAAGAAGCTCAACAGCAAGCTGCACAGCAAAAAATGCAAGACCCGATCGTCCAGATGCAAATGCAAGAGTTGCAGTTGAAAGGGCAAGAGTTGCAACTCAAAGCCCAGAAGCAACAGATTGAAGCAGCTGAAAAAGCTGACCGTCTCGAGATTGAGAAGTCCCGTATCCAAGCTCAAATGCAGATTGCTGCTATGCAGGTTGGTGCTAACGCTGCCGCAGCTAAAGATAAAGCTGAAAAACAACAGCAAACTGAGGGTGTACGCATGGGTATTGATGCTGCAAAACATAAAGCGCAAATGGCTGTGCAGATGCAAAACAGACAAACCCCTAAGAAGGAGAATAAGTGAGCACACAAGCGTTTCAATACTTAGCCAAAGAAGTTGACAAGCTTCGCGGCGACCAGATTGCCTTCCTCGCAGGAGGAGGTGCGAAAGATTTTGCCGAGTATCGGCATGTCTGCGGTGTCATCCGGGGTCTGACACATGCAGAACAACTTGTCAAAGACCTTGTGCAAAAAATGGAGTATTCCGATGAGTGAGTTTGATGTTTCCGC